TAACATGCAATAAGTCCTGCAAGAAATGATCTTGCCCAGGATGCTGCAATGGCTTTGAAGTTTGTCATAAAATGCTTGCCAATTCTTCTTTGGTTAAGCCAGCGATCTCTGCAAGTTTTTTGATAGCAGATTCGCGTGCTTCTTTCCTTTCGGCTTCCTTGGCTTCAAGTAGTGCTGAGGCTTGTGCTGTTGCTTCTCTGTCTGCAAGGAATGCTTCTCTATCTGCACCTTTAAGTTCAATGATTTGGTCGTCAATACCAATAATAATTTTTTCAGTTGCCATTAGTTTGCCAATCCATAGACAGAAATTGTGCCAGTAATAGTGCCACTAGCAGGATAAACAGTAAATCCATCAACGGCTTGTGTTGCCCTGTAACCTGAAGCAAAAGTTGTTAAACCACTTAATTCAGAGTTGTAAGAGTTACCATTTAATCTTGGTTCTGTTTGAGTGTGTCCTGCAAAAATTGAATAAAATCCGTGACCTGTTGCTATTTGGTTTAGAGTTGCTGTTGTTGTAGCACCAGTACCATTACCAGAAACAACGCCACCAGTTGTTGTGTTCGACCTAGCAAAATAATAATTTGAAGCAGTAATGTCACTTCCCGAAGCACGCCAACGCCAATTAAAATTTTGAGTATTCAAACTACAAACAACTTTCATCTGTATCATATAAAATTCGTATGTTGCACTAAATACTGAATTTATTGATTGACTGGCTACTGCACTAAAACTAGTTGTATTTATCAAGGTTAGACCGGATGAGGCTGTACCCCATTCAACATCTAAATCAGTAGCAGAAGTCTTTTTTAATACCTGACCTGTTGTGCCACCTTTGAAATCAACAAAGGCTGTATCTATATCTTGACCCAAAGCAGCGATTGCTGTTGCGCCATCTTTGACCAGATCAGTTGATTGAGGAATATCCCAACCAAAGTTTGTTGTGGTTGTTGCCATGTGTTAATTAACTCCTAATAAGGCGTCTTGCCATTGTAGTCCTGGGTCTATTGTACTCCAGATTTCACCAGCAAATACATCTTGCCACGCCACCGGCACTGCTGAGAATGTGAAGTCTGAAACATTCAATGTGAGTGTAGCAGTGAACCTATCAATATTCCATTCCCATCCTTCAATGTAGCCAAAAAATTGACTTGGAAACAGAAGTGCTGGAAAGTCTGTCACTGATACTGGCATACCAAAAAATACACCTACAAGTGCATTCAACAATGATTGTGTCATAGTTGGCGCATCAATCTGGATTTTGATTCCTTGGATAACTGGCTGAGGGTAAGCATTCAAAAGCACAATGCGATCAGCCAAAGTTTCGGCATCTGTTGCATCTTTTAAGAATGTTTCAATTGAAGATGTTACTCTGCCGTACTGGCTGATTGAATCTAATTCCTCTGTTTGGAATGAGGCTGTTGGGTCACCATAAGTAACGATTGCGTCATTGATGACATCATTGCGTGATGTTGTGACATTAATTCCATCTGCAAGAATAAAGTTTTTTGAGATGTTGATAAAACCATTTGCGCTGACATAATCTGATCTGTGGTCTTGATCTTGATAACCAATGCCACCGGTTGTTGTTTCAAAGATAAAGCCACTTCCTGAATCTGCAACTGTTTGAACATAATTCAAAGCATTGATTGCACCAGGGTCAGTTGTTGAATCAAACAAATCATATGTGCCAGGTGTGTCAATTGCTGATATATCAACACCAAGAAGATCATCCCAAGTTTCAGTTGTGTAATCAGTCCACACTTGTGTTGCAGGTAGTTCATTCCATTTGAGTCCAAAAGTGTCAGTGATAACTGAGACAATCCTGTCACCATCTTTTTGTTCTGTGTATCCAACAATGTTTGCTTCTTTAGATGCAAGTTTTGACAACCCACCGGATGCACTGATCTGTGTGATAAAAGTATTTGTTGTTCCGGCATCAAGCACTGAAACTGATACATCTGTGATTGTGCCTGTAAAAATTGTTGTATCAACACCAGTGTAATTGTCTAGGGTAATTATTACTTCATCAAAGATTTCAACATCAGTGTATGGAAGATTTAAAAAATCAATTGTGGCAAAGCCTGCTGATGATTGTTGTTGTACATCATCACGACCCATGCTGATTTGTACGCCCTCAAGCGTGTAATTCGTTACGGCTGTGCCGTTAATTTTAACTGTGGCGTTTGGTGACCAAGGCATTTGTTACCTGCCAGGGATCATTGGTTTGACAAACTTATTGACAGTTCCAGCCTTTGCAGCGTTGTTGATTGATTTGACCACTGTGTTTGCTTGCGCTTTAGAATTGGTTGCACCAACATTAACTGTTTGATTTATAACTGTGCCGTATTGTCCACCGGATGTAGGTTCGCCTCTGAATCTTTCACCAGCAGATTCAACTCTTGCAAGTATGCCTTGCAACCCAACAATGTCCAAAGTGCCACTAGTAATGCTTCCTAATCTTTTTAAGGCTTCAAACAAACTATTAACTGCATCAACAAGTTTTGTAATGTTGTCTACAAATTTGCTGAATTCTGGATTAGCCTTTCCTGAACTTTCACCAGTCAATCCAATAGTTTCAGCCAAATTCCTTAATGCTTCACCTAAATCAATTCCGGCTTCATAAGATGAATTCAAATTATCTTCTAAAAGATTAAGATTTCCACCTGCTTTGATAGTGGCTTCTCTAATTGATTCTTTCCCTGTTAATCCATCAACTAATCCTTGAATGGCTGGCACAACTTCTGCATTAACAAATGCAGCAATTTTTTCAAGTATTGGAAGTAAAGAAGCACCTAATGATTCTTTGGCTTCACTAACTGCAATTTGAATTCTAGCCATTTTGCCAGCAAATGTTTCTGCTTGCACTGATGCTTGATCTGCAAAAGTTGCAGATAGTACTTTTACAACTTCATCAAAATCTTTTGTTTTGACAATTGATTCGTCTAGTGGTACACCCAATTTGCGTAAGGCAAGGAAGTTGCCATCATAGGCTTTTCCTAATGCTTCTGTTACTGCTTGTAAATCTTTACCTGTTCCAGCACTTATGTCTAAGGCTAAACTTTGAAGTTTTTGTGCTTTTGTAATGTCTTGTGTTGATCTGACAAGTCTGTCTAGTGATGGTCGCAATTTGTCGTCAGTGACACCAAACGCCAATGAAGTTTTTGTGATGTAATCTTCTACGCCTTTAACCTGGTCAGCACTTGCTTTGGTCACATTCTTTAAGGTTGTTTCAAGTGACTTTTGTGCTTTTTCATCTTCAATGGCTGCTTTAACTGCTGACACACCTATTGCAAATGCTGCTGTGCCAACTGCTGCGCCAAGTGCCAAAAATGCTTTTGCTGCACCTGCAACAAAACTGCCAACCTTATTTGAAAAACTTTCTGTCTCAGTTTTTGCAGTGGTCAAACCTTTAGTGAACTGTGCTGTGTCAGCAAGCAGTTCTAATTTCAACGATCTAATGTCAGCCATTATGCAATCCTACTTTTCCACTCGCGTCTTATTCTATCAACTTGTTCAACCCATTGCTTGGTTATATAAGGCTGCAATGCTTTAAGTGTTGGAAAGATAAAATACCCGGCATTGCCTCTGCCCTCGCGTGGTGACCTTTTGTCAAATTGTCTGAGGCCAATATAACTTCCAGATTTGCGTTGTCTTTGAATGTTATTGTAAGCACCAAATTCTGTTCCAATAATTATTGCACCAACTGGTGTTCCTGATTTAAGTTTTGAAGTTCCACCACCAATTGTGATGACTGGTGATTTACTTGATTTTGAAACTTTGATTGTTCTGGCAATTGCTTGCCCTTGTGGTGTTGCTTGTAATGCTGAACCAATAGCAGATGCTGCAACTGTTGCAATATCATTGGCTGCTTTTTTCATATCTGTTTTTGCAATGTCATCCATCTTGCTAAAAGTTTTAAGAATAGCCAGGATGTCTTTGTCTGCAATTTTGATTTGAAATGATTTAGTTGCCATGATATTTATTCACCACATCTGCAATTGTTGATACCTGCTCTGCCGAAAGCGTTTTGAACTCTGACAATGGCTGGCGCGAAACGATTGCCAGTTCTATCAAAGTGCGTTCTATGCTTCCGGCTGGATAAAATTTGTTGTTGCAAAGTCCTTTGAATTGATGTGAACAACTTGTGATCGCCAATCTTCAAAGCGACCAACCGGCTTGTCACTAAGTCTTCGTTGCATTTGGTAGGCCAACCAGAATTGGTGTTCAAGGCTTGGTGGCAATTCTTGTTTGAATAGTTCCAAAAATGTTGTGCCAGTTTCTTTTTCAGCCTGCGCAATTTCCCATGGAATAGTCCATTCTTTAAAAGACTTTCCATTTGCAAGTGTCCATTCTATTTGTATCTTAAACATGTTAGGTGACCCCTGTCTGTCAATTAAGCCTTGCTAATCGATCTGATTGGCAAAGATACTGTGGTTGTTAATGCATCAGGTGCTGCGCCACCGAAAGCAGGTCGCTTTGGTAACACTGACAATGTTACAACTTCGCCATTGATTGTAACTGTTGCAGCGATTGTTGTAGTTGGTGCAGTATCTGCTGCATCCCACAAAGCGTCACAAAGTGATGCAGGATTACCAGTCTTGCCCCAGTCTTGAAATATAACTAAGTCAAGTGTTCCTTTTTCGTTGTCTACTACATAATCAACTGTTCCGTTTAAGGTTTCAACTGATGCTGTTGCATCTTGAAATGTAACAATGCCAGATGAAATTTGTTCATCATGATTTACTGTTGCGATTGTTAGGGCAATGTCTCTGCCCGTTTCGATTGCTGTTGCCATATTGTTTCCTTTCCTATGGGTTGTATATGGTCGTGATTGATACTTCAACCGAATAAACATCACTGCTGTTCGCTTGTCGTATCCTTGGGCTCGAGACTGAAAGAATCTGCCAAGATTTTGGTATCAATGGAAGTACTGCGCTAACCATTGTTTCAAGTTGAACTAATGCACCAGGATTGCTATTAGGTGCTGCCACTAGTTCCAAAACATATTGCACACGCCAAGCCTTATTGTTTCCAATTGTTGCAGGCTCAAGCCATGGATCAGAAGTCAAAATCATAACTGATGGTGTTGTCACAAGTTCAGCACCAAAATCAACAACTGAATAATTGCTGTTTGATAAGATTGCTGTTTTAAGGTTTGCGCGTAGTGTTGCTAATGTCATCCTATTAATGCCTCAACATCTATGTAAGCACCTAGCATTCCAATAATTCTGTTTTGAATTGTACGGCCTAAGATGTAAGGTTGTGGAACAAAATCAAGTCCTTGTTGAACTGATCCTGCTGATGTGCGTGCTTTGAATACATCAAGTGAAACTGTTAGCACTGCTGATTCAACTGGTGCAATGTCATCATATTGTGATAAATCGTTTGCTGCTGCAAGGCCGTTTGGTATCACATTGTAATAATCACTATGCACTGCAACTGCTGTTGTTGTAACTGTAAAAGTAAATTCATCAACAACTTCTAATACAGTTTTGTTGCCATTCACATGGGCTTGAATACCCTCAATTGCAACTTGTTGTCCTACATGAAATTTGTGTGGTTTGGTTGTGTGCAAAGTTGTGATGGTTGATGTTTCATGTTTGTGTTTGTCAATTGGTGCATTCCATTTAACTAATAAATTGCCAACAACTGATTCGGCTGTATCAATGATTTCTGTTAAAACGGCATCAGAATATAAACTTGAACTCACATTGTTCAGTGCAGATCGTAATTCTGCTGGTGTGATTATTGATGCCATGTCTTACCTTTCGTGTGTGGTGTTACCTGGCAGGACAGGGGTCTAACCTGCCAGGCAACTCTTTGGTCGCTAATTAAGCAACAGTCAAATTACGGAA